ATCGCAGACGCCGTACTACAACTACCAGGACATCAGCGATGCGTTGACGGCAGACGGCCTGGCCATCTCCAAATCCTCCATCGGGCGGTATGTCGCCCGGCGCAACGCCAGCGCCCGCGAGGTCAACCTGATCGTCCGACAGACGGACGCGCTGCTCCACTGGATGGAGGATCACCCAACCTTCGACGCGGCGCAGGCGTCGCTGGCACTCCTGACCGGGCGGCTATCCGATCGCTTGATCACCGAGCCCGACATGGTGAAAGACATCAAGCCGGATGTGGCGGCCAACCGAATCATTCAAGCCGCGCGGGCGAGCGCGCTGATGTCCAAGATCGCTGAGGGGCGCGAGGACGATAAGGCGGCTGCAAAGGCTCAGGTCATGGACGAGCTGCGCGAGGCGCTGCACTCCGAGCCCGAGCTGTTCGGACGGTTGCAGGAGTTGATCGCGGAACGGGAGGAGGCGGGGGCATGAGCTGGTACGCACTGCAGGTGCTGACGGGCCGGGAACAGGATGTGGCCGAGATGCTGCGCCGCACCAGGATTCAGGCCATCGCGCCGGAAGAGCAGGTATTTGAACGCCGCGGCGGTGAGTGGCATACCGTCCGGAAGACACTGTTGCCCGGATACGTCCTGATTCACGTCGATATGACGGTGCGCCTGTACGACAACCTGACGCACAAACCATACGTGCTCGCGCTGATTGGCAGCGCCGGAGACCGATTCGCGCCGATCCCCGACGACCAGATCCAGGCGCTGCTGCCGGGCGGGGACCCGCTGTGGGGCTGCTCCCGCGGCCGGCGCGGCGAGGACGGCAAGATCGAGATCCTCGGCGGCCCGCTCCATGGGATCGACGCCGCCCGGATCATCAAGATCGACGCACACAGGCGGCGCGCCACCCTGGGGATCCAGCTGTACGACACCACCTACACGACCGACGTCGCCATCATTCTGGACGACGATACCGACGCCACCGACACCGACGCGACCGACGACAAACAGCCCTAATCTCTCCCGCACCTGGTGCGCCGGGCGGGCGGAGACGGGCGATCAAATCCGAAACCCACGAAGCGGGCGCCCTGCAATGGACGCCCGGCAGGCCCCAACCTGCCGAGAATGAGCGGCACCGGCCGCCATACCAAACGGCTGCGGGGCGGACGCCACAGGCGCGCCCGTCCCGCTACATGGCGATGGAGCTCGTCGGAGAGCAATATCCCGTAAAGTCGGAGATAGCGGCGCGGGTTGGAATCCCGCCATCGCCACCACCGGCAACTGCCGGAACCACTCCATGGCGCCCCGCCCTACAAGGGCAGGAGCGGGCTCACAACCTCCGCCCGCGCCGCCCGAGCTGCAGCTGCAACTGCCCAAGCCGGCTATCAGTGGGCGCCACCACCAATCCGCCCGCCCCGGATTGGCTCCCCCCTCACGGGCCGCGGTGACTCCGCGGCCCTCCCGAAACCGACCAGCGCGCCCGAGCCGTTTAAACGGCCCTGTGGCGCGCTGGATTTTCAATACCACCAATCCCGCGTCCGGCACATGAAAACGCGCGGACGGGACTGTATACGGGCGTATACACATGTGCGATTGGGGTGGATCAAAATCCCAGGGAGGTGGCGGGCACGGAGACAGTCAAACAGCTGGTCGGGCGGGGCGCAAACCGGGCTGTCCTGGACGCCCGAAAATCATTTTGGGATTACTGCAAGTACATCAACCCGAAGTTTTTCCGCGACGACCGGCCGCACCTGCGGCGGTTGGCGGAGACGCTGCAGGCGGCGTTCGAGCGCAGACTCAAGAATCCGGACGGCAGTGATTGCCGGAAGCTGATCATCAACCTCCCGCCCCGGATGGGGAAGTCGTACACGTTGACCCTTTTTAACCAATGGGCGCTGGGCCGGGACCAGAGCCAACGCATCATCTCTGTCAGCTACAATGAAACGCTGTCGGTTCGGTTCGCGCGCGGCGTCCGGGACGGGATCAGCGCCACCAAGATTATGGATACGGCGCGCATCTTCTCGGATGTTTTCCCCGGCGTCAAAATCCAGTACGGCGACGGCGCCGCGCAGCTGTGGGCGCTGGAAGGGCAATTCTTCAACTTCCTGGCCACGGGCTTTGGCGGCACGATCACCGGCGTCGGCTGCTCCATCGGCATCATCGACGACCCGGTAAAAAACCACATCGAGGCGGCGAACGAGACCGCCCTTGAGGATCAGTTCGCCTGGTACAACGACACGTTCTTTTCCCGGCTCGAGGAGGGCGCGTTGCAGATCATTGTGATGACGAGGTGGGCGACCGGCGATCTGGCCGGGCGACTGCTGTCGCGGGATCCGGACAGCTGGCATGTGTTGTGCATGCCGGCCTGCCTGAACGAGGAGACCCATGAGATGCTATGCCCGGCGATCCTCTCCTGGGAGCGATGGCAGCAAATCAAAAAAACGACATCCGAGCAGATCGTGCTGGCCAACTACCAGCAGCAGCCGATCGACGTCAAGGGCCGGATGTACGACCACTTCACGACGTATGACGACATCCCCCGCCGTCCGGACGGGGCGCCGGATTTTGAGGCGATCGTCAGCTATACCGATACCGCAGACACCGGCGCGGACTACCTTTGCTGCCTGATTGCCGGCAAGCGCGACGGGCGCTACTGGGTGCTTGACGTTCTGTACACAGACCGAGGCATGGAGTACACGGAGCCGGCGGTCGCCGACGTGCTGGTCAAGCACCAGGTCAACGAGGCGTGGGTCGAGAGCAACAACGGCGGCCGGGGCTTCGCGCGGAACGTGGAGCGCCTGATGTGGACGCGCAGCGGCTGGTGCATGACTCGGGTCATCCCGCGGCCCCAGCGCCAAAACAAAGAAGCGCGCATTCTGGTGGCCGCGCCCTTCGTCATGAACCACATCCAGCTTCCGAAGGACTGGGCCGACCGTTGGCCGGAATACTACCGCGCCATGTTCCGGCACCAGCGATCCGGAAAAAACGCGCACGACGATGCGCCGGACGCGACGACGGGGCTCGCGGAACTGGTGACCGGCGGCGTGGCCAGCCGCGAACGATTTGCCAGCGGGAGGGGTAGACGCCGATGATGCGATACGACATGGAGTGGATCAAGACCGAGTTGGGCGGCCTCTACGGCAGCGAGGTCGTCGGCGAGCTCAGCCGGCTGATCCGCCTCTACGATATCTACGACGGCCCTGGCCAGGAATGGGAGACGGAGAACGAGGAGAACGCCAAGTACAAGCCGACGAAGTTGATCACCAACTTCGTCAAGAAGCTGATCAAGGCGGAGAGCCGTTTCATGGTGGGGCGCGCTCCGGAACTACGCATTGACGCCGAGGCCGAGCAGAAAAGCGACGCCGAGGCGCTGGAACAGTTTATAGCGCGGACGCTGGCCGAAAACAAGTGGCAGCGATCTTTGATTTGCGGCGTCCGGGACTGTTTCATCGGCAAGCGCGTGGCGCTGTGCCTGTCCGGCGCACCGGGGAAACGGATCCGGGTGCAGTTCGTCCCCTCCACCGAGTTCGCCTACGAAATTGGCGACGACGGCGAGGTCAGCAAGATCATCTTTTTTTACGGAATGAACGAGCTGACGGACAAGGCGCGGCAGCGCATCTTCCGAAAAAAGCTGTGGATGGAGGGCGGGCGCTGCCTGATCGACGAGGGCGTATACGACGGGTACGGCCGCCGGATCAAATCCGTCCACGACAAAGAGGACACCGGGCTCGACTTTGTGCCTGTCTACGTGATCGTCAACGACGGGCTGACCGGCGATACCGCGGGCGAGAGCGACGTGCGCGAATTGTCTGAAAATCAGCGCGCCTACAACCAGCTGAAAAGCGACGACATCGACGCGCTGAAGTTCAACATGTTTCCGCAGAAGGTGTTCACGGACGCCAGCCAGGCGTCCATGGACCACGTGATCATCGCGCCCGGCGCGATGATCGACCTGCAGACCGACCCGGCCCGCGCCGGCCAGGGCCACGCCGACGCCAAGGTGCTGGAGCCGACGTTCAGCTACGACCAGCGATATGAGCACGCCATCGACCGAATCGAAAGCGACATGTACGCGCTGATCAGCGTGCCCAACGTAGGAACGGAGGAGCTCAAGGGATTCGCGGCCAGCGGCAAGGCGATGCGCGCGTTGTACTGGGATCTGATCTGCCGATGCGAGGAGAAATGGGCCGAGTGGGACGACGCGCTCAAGTGGATGGTGCGCCGCCTGATCGATATGGCCCGGATTTACGGCGCCGCGCAGCTGCCGGAGATCGAGTACAGCGTGCGGGTGGTGCACCTCTACCCCATCCCCGACGAAGAGGAGGACGAGCGGATGCGCGACCTGGACGAGGTGAGCCGGGGCGCGCGCAGCCGTCTGACCTACATCGCCAAGTGGCAGCCGGGCGTGGATGCCCAGGGTGAGCTCAACCAGATCCAGGCGGAGCGCCGCTCCGAGGACGCCTACGGCATGTCGGTGGCCAGCGAGCTGGAGGGCGGGACGGGGGTGTAACGCGTGGACGATTACACCAGGCGGCGCCTGGCGGCCTTGCGGCGGGAGCAGCTGGGCATCATCTCCGCGGCAGACCGGGAGATCGTCGGGATCTACCGACGATCTCAGGAAGATATGGCGAGGCAGGCGCGCAACGCCCGCTCCGGCGGCCTGACCGAGCGATGGCTGACGGACTACAGCCGGTCCCTCGGAGAGACCATCGACCAGATGCGCCAGGACATTTACGGCACCGTCCGGGACGCCGCGACCAAAGCCGCGCAGCTGCCGGCGGACTTTACGGAGCGCTGGCTGGCGGCCGCCATGGAGCGCGCCGGCGTGGACGGATCGTTCCAAAGCGTACTTTCCCGCGCGCCGACGGACGCGATCCGCGCCGTGATCGACGGCAGGATGTACCGGGATGGCATCACACTCAGCCGTCGCATCTGGAACGAGACCGGCCGGATCCAGCACAGCATTGAGGACGTGATTACCCAAGGACTCGCCCAACAGCAGGGCCTTGTGGAGATCTCCCGCGCGCTGGAGCAGTACCTGGAGCCGGGCGAGCGGGCGCCGATCGACATCCGGCGGCTTTACCCCAGCATGGGCGAACCCGGCAAGGGCGGCGCGCCAATCCCGGCCACCTACCAGATCGAGTACAACTCGCTCCGACTGGCCAGGACGGCCATCAACCACGCGCAGTGGGGATCCAACAAGGCGGCGGCCAAGCTCAACCCGCTCTGCTACGGCATGCAATGGATCCTTTCGGACGAGCACTTCGCCCGGCAGATCCAGAGATTCGGCCCGGACGTATGCGACGATTACGTCAGGCATGACGAGGGGCTGGGCGTCGGCGTCTATCCGATCGACCGGCTGCCGCTGCCGCATCCGCAGTGCCTATGCCGGCAGGAACAGGTGGTGCCGTCTATCGACGACGCGGTGGCGCGCCTGAACCGCTGGCTGGCCGGCGGCAGCGATCCGGCTTTGGATCGGGGATTTGAGCTGGCACGGAAACGGCAGCAGATCCTGAACGCTGGCGCATCGCACAAGCGACCGGACGCGGATGCAGAGCATGATCGCCGGGAGAGACATGCGGCCCAATACTACGAGGGCGTTCGGAATCGGCAGCATGACGCGGCGACGATCGCCAAGAATATCGGGTGGAAAGAGGCCGCCGTCGAGGAGATCCGGCAGCATGTCTTTATGCGTGAGCATGCGCTTGGCGACGAAATCAGGCGGTTCGACCCTGATTATCACCAGGCACAGGCTTGGCAGCGCTTGCTGGAAGGCAAGGACATCCGGGAATCGGATCTTGTGCTGTTGCGCCATGAATACGTTGAGCTGACACAGATGCGTCTTTACGGACTTTCCTACGACGAGGCGCATGCGCTTGCAAATCAGAAGCATAATTGGTATAATCTGGTCCGGGAGGAGGTGTAGGGTATGTGGTG